AAGCTTTATACCAAAACTTGCTTTAGGTGTCATTGTTGTTTTAGCCTCTATTAAGAAATTATTTGTCAGCACATCTCCACCGTTGAACTTACCACCACCACTATTTGATTGCACCTTACCATTAAGCAGTTTTGCTATTTGATTTTCTTGTATATCACTTATATCTCTCGTAGTTTTATTTCTTGACAATTTTATCACCTACCTTTCACATATTGATAACATCATTATATCATAAATAAAAATAACGCTGAAGCAGTAATACTAAGATTTATTCAGATATGCTTCAGCGTTAGCCCTCTCATAATTATTCAATTTGCTTTTCAATATAGTCAAGTATTTTCTTGTTGTTTCTAATATAATCTTTAAGCTTCGCTATTCCTTGAAACTTAAGAAGATCTTTCTTATCTTCTACAATTTGACCAGTTTCTTTATCAATAATACTATAGAAAGATCCACCTTTCTGTATTATATCTTTTTTCATTGCAACATTTATGATGTCGTGAACATAATCTATACCTTCAGAATATCTTAAAATAGTTCTAGCTATTCTTCTGTCACTCGGACATATTTTATTTTTGACAATTCTTGCTTCTATTATGTGACCAAAAGGATTTTCAACATTGCTTGATACTTCTTTATTTGCTTCATCTACAAACTTACCTCTCCTAAACTCTATTCTCATACTACAATGGAACTTCCAAGCTCTGCCACCAGGAGATTTAAGTAAATGAAACCCAGACAAATCATCTCTAACTTGATTTATACCTATAAACAATGTACCATAATCAGATACTTTGGCGTTTAGCTTCTTGACAAACTTAGTAAGTGCAGTAGCTACACCACCATAAGTAGACTCTTCTACATCTTTCTCCATTTCAGCCTTACTTACAAGAGTACCTATGCTATCAAGTATTACTAATCCTGGCTTAAATCTATCAATAGCTGCTAATAAATCATCAAACATTTTCTCACAATATGTGCCCTCTGGAGGACTATACACAATTAAGTTATTCACATCTACACCTAATTTAGTCGCCCATTCTGGATCTAATGTTCTCTCAGCATCTGCATAAATTATTTGCCGTCCATTGTTCATAAGCTGATAATTTTTAACTATATCTAAACACATAGTTGACTTGCCGCTTGACTCTTCTCCAAGAAATTCAATTATGCCTTTTTGTGGTAGACCGCCATAAGTCATATAATTTAATTCAGGAGAACTGAACTTTATTCTAGGGACATCTGTGAACTTTATGCCTAATTGAAAAGCATTATCAGTATCTAAGTCCTTATTTAGTTCTTTTAATATTTTATCTATATTTTCTTCCATTATTTGTACTCCTTTCCATAAGATAATTTCTTATTCTCCATCCTATCAGTTACTATTTTTTTAAGTGAGTTGATGAGCTCCATAGCTATATCAATTTTCATCTTCACTGCTTTATAAGCTCTATTATATATAACTACATCTTCTTGCTCAATTAAACTATTTATAACAGCAGCGCTTTCCTTATCATACTTCTTACCTGTCATACCAGATTTTATATCATTCTGTCTATATTCAAGTAATATTTTAGCTACATCACTTTTTATTCCAACAGTTTCAAACCTACTGGCTATATTATATAAACTAAATCCTAAGTCTAGTATAGCAGCATACATCTGCTCATCAGTTAGGTCATTGATCTTATCTGGACTCTTATACATAGACAACATACTAACTAGAGTATCTAATCCTGTGCTTATAGAACTAACTACTTCATTGTATTTATCTTCAGTACAATTAAACATAATCATTCACCATCACTTTCACATTGTTTTTTATACTTGCACCACTTGCATAAAGCAGGATTTGACACCATTTTAGGTAGTAAATGGTTCTCTACCATATTTTCAGTAGAAAGTAAAACTCTTTCTACAGCGTCTTTCATAGTTTGATTAACAACAACTACTGGTGGGCAATATAAAGTGCATATATCTCTATCTTCGTATAACATTATGACTTTATCAAGATTAAAGCACAAACAATAACATATAACCTGGTTCAAATGGTCTGGATCTATACTTGTTTTGTAAGATGCTTTTTTACTTGCTTGGTTCTTAAACTCAAACAAATAATATTCATCTTCTGGCTTATGATAAAGTATTCCATCACACATAAAAGATAAGTTAAGTCTGTGATTTATAAAATGAGCTTCATTACCTTTACGATAATTTAATTCAAGATCTTCACACATACCTCTTTTCTTTTGCTCTTCTACATAATCACCAACATCTATGTATAACCATTCAGAACTTTTTAAATCATTCAGCTGTATCAAAGCATTTTGTATATCTTCGTGCCTATCTGTTCCTGTTCTAGCTATATCAATAGCACTATAAGAAGGTGTTTGTGGATCTTCTTTAGCGCCAATTCTCATATAATACATATTTCTTTGACAATTCATAGAAGATGGTTTGTAAAACTTAGAACTATCTTTATGATTTACTCTATCTAAGTGCTCTATACCAGAAGTGATGTGCCTTAAAAAATTATCATTTGGCTCAACAGGAGGAGCTGTCATTATATTTATGAGACTTTTTCTACTCATCTGACAATACCCCCATTGCATACACGGTAGTTTTAGTTATTATATTTATATGTGCGAACCCATCACCATCACAATAATATATAGTCACTTTGCCATTTTCAATATCATCGTCTTTAATAGCTGTCAATACACTCATTAAGTCGTTTCCATCAACTAAAAACTCAAACTTACCATTGCATACTGCACTGTCTATATCTTCAACAGCATTTGCATTAAGTGATTTTACAGTAAGTTTTCCATCGCACATAAAGCTAATGGCATTATTTTGAAGTGGACTAACGAATAAAGACACCTTATCAAGCACTGATTTAATGACTTCAACACCAACAACAACACTATTAACACTATTTCCAATATTTGTTATTGACACAGTTTTTTCAACTGGATAATTTATACCAGTACACTTACTATAAATATTTATACTGTCATTCTCAAAATAGTTGTAATCTTCACAGTAATACCATTGTATATTATTTCCTTCAATAGTTTTCAAAACATTCACAAGTCTTTGATTAAGAACTAAGTTAGGCATATCACCATTGAACTTATGCTGACACACAACACACCCATTATTTGATAATATATCATTATCTTTTATATAATAATGATATCCTGGGCTACTAACATCTGAACTTAAAAATGGTTTATTATAACTTACAATTTGTCTTATAATACCCAAGTCTAAGCTAACTGATTTAGTTTCGTTCATATCAACTTTATGCTCAGGTATACTAAACTCTTTAGTTTTTTCAATTATTTGTATCTTATAAACACCTGACCCACTTTTGACTTCAAGATAACTTGCTTCACCCACATCAGTTACATAAAACTCTATTTCTTCACTTCTGCACTTTTTTATGAGTCCTGTAAATAATGCCATATTTACAAATATGTCAAACTCTTCATTGGGTGCGTTGTCTATATACATATAAGCAAAATTGACTGTGTCAGTGGTTATTAGTTGTATTTTTCCATTCTTTGTTCTTAAATTAAGACTAGATGTCAATAAATTAAGGCTATCATTACCGCAGCACTCACTTAACACATTTAGCTTACTTAATAAATCTTTTGTTTTAATACTAAACATTTTAATCCTCCTCGTTTTCATCTTCAATTTCAATAGATGAGTTCCAACAATCCATAATATCACCATCAACTTCTATAGGCATACCAAACAATTCAATCATAGCATTTCTCATAGTTGTTTTAACTATTCTGTTTACCTTATTTGCATTTTTCTTAGGACACTCTATTAGCACTTCATCGTGTATCTGTGATATTAACTTTGCTCCTAATCTATGAAAATCTTTATTCTCATCTATTTTTATGATAGCATATTTAGTAGCATTTGCAGCGCTTCCTTGTATAACACTATTAACTATTTCACGCTCAGCGTCAGCTATTCTAATTGTGTTATCAATTATTTTGTAAGTCTTAGAATATTCTTTCTTTTTAAAAGATAATTTCTTATAATCTTTCTTACTGTATAAACTATTAAGTTCTGAAACAATATTATCTATATCGCTATTACTTATTTGTCTAGGTTCACAGAACAAACAATCGTATATATTATTGTTATCACTGCTAGTCTTATTTATAACAACAAAATTAGGTAGGTTATAATCTTCTAAATATCTACGATTTCCACAATAAGTTTCAACATAATTATTATCTCTTACAAACTGTTTTAATTCACCACTCCACTCATTAACCCTATTAAAAGTGCTTAAATATTTTTGTTTTATTTCTCTTGCGTCTTCAATAGAACAGCCTATCTGCAATGATAATGATTTATCACCCATACCATAATTTATACCAAGGACAAGATTTTTAGCACGACCTCTAATAGCTTTTCCAGATTTATTCACGGTGCCATCAGCATTATGCTCAACACATTGCTCATACGGCAAATTGAACATATTACTAGCCATACCACTATATATATCTTTACCACTATTGAGTATTTTTATAAGCTCTTCATCTTTACTAATGATAGCCATAGCGACTGGCTCTTGTTTTGAGAAGTCATCTGATATAAACACATTTCCTTCTTCTGGTACAAATAATGTTCTTACTTCACTAGCATTTATAGTTTCACCAGTCAATAGTAAATTAAAATCTTTACTTGGTATATTCTGCATATTAGGCAGGTCGCTAGAATATCTACTAGTGGCTGTGCCATAAGGATTAAAATGTGTGTGAACTTTACAAGTTATCGGACTTACTTCATCTTTAAGTTTATCAATATATGTGTTCACCAACTTATATATTTTTCTATAATCTATTATAGCTTTACATAAATTAGTATTGTGTCTTCTCAATGTTTTATTTCCAGTATCTGTGCCATACTCATCTGTGTATTCTAATATGTCATATAATAAAGTCTTTAGCTGCGCTGGACTACTCGGATTTATCGGATTATCTAATTTAGTTTTGCCATTATACTTTGATATTTTTGAACTATGCTTAGATAACTCTTTAACATAATTACTATATACTTTATCTAGTATTGTATGGTATTTTTCTGACATTTTTTGTCTTTTGTCTTCATCAAGCTTAATGCCATTTATTGACATAATAGCAGCTTTTTGAACATTAGGAAATTCTATATTTATCAGCGTGCTACCCATCTTTTTATTCTCTGGTTTTCCAAAAAAATCAAGTTGCCATTCATATAGTTTATATGTTTTATAAGCATCGCCAGCAGCATATAAATATACCACATTCACAGGTAGTTTCTCATAAGTCTTTGACTTAAACAGATCACTGAAATGTATTGGTATATCATCATCTTTGCTAATATAATTAAAATATAAGTCTTTGAGAGCGTGAGATATTTTATTATCACTCCTATACATTCTTGCACCTATCATAGTGTCCCAATATACTTTTAATTCTATTCCACAGTATCCATATATCATAGGTATATCAAAAGGAGCGTTGTGAAAAATCCACTTTACATCTTGGCAATCAATAAACATTTGTCGTATCAAATCAACATCAGCATTATCTTGTATAGGTTCATTAGTAGTAGGATTTATGTGACCAGTAGGAATATAGCAAGGCTTTTGTCCTGGAGTATATAAACATATACCAACTACCTTATCATTAAAAAATCTAAGTCCTGTAGTTTCAGTATCTATAGCAGCCATACCGTTTGACTTTACATAATTAAAATAACTGACAATGTCAGAACTATTTGTGAGCACAATATATTTATCTTTATATTTTTGAAGCTTCTGTATATTATTGTTAAACTCAACATCAGCCTTACTTGTTCTTTTTTGACTGGTTTTACTAAGTCTAGTTGACTTTACCCTATCAATCACCAAGTCTTCATTTGTTATTATATTTTTCTTTTTAATTGCCATTACCAGAGCTCAGATCCATTGGTACTTGGTTGTATGTTGCTCATATTTGGATGTATGTTGCTCCGATTTGGTTGTATAGGCTGCTGTGGTTGTGGCTGTATCTGTGGTTGTACCGGTTGAAATGGTAGTGGGTCTTGATGTGGTTGCTGTGATACAGGCTGAAATGGTAAAGGAGAAGCTTGCATAGGTTGCTGTGGTACTTGAGAAGCATACTGATTATTTGCTGGTTGTACATTATCTGTATCATTGACAGGAAATTGACCAGTTTGTAAGTATAACATCATATCTTGATAATTTAAGTTCTTTACAACACTTCCTACTAAAGATAATGGCTGAACATTTGAAAAGTCCTTTGGTTGCATTTGTGTCTGTGGGTATAACTTATAAGAAGTGTTTTTATCACCTTTTGCACCTATTCTAACAATCTTAAACACAGTATTCCTAAAATTAGGTGTATTTTGAATATTGTAATCTAATTCTTTTATGAAAGTCTTATTTCTACTCCAAACTTTTGCTGTGCCTGTCATATAATCAATTACTGGAATTAAATAAGGAACAGTTGGTGTGTCACCACTATTACATAGCGGACAAACATCTAGTGGATCTTCATATCTTTGTCTTAAACAACTTACCATTGCATCGTAAGATTTTCCTGTAGAAGATATTGCCTTACATTTATGAACACTTTGAAATTCAATATCTTCTAATTTGTCAAATGGAAATTGCACAAGTGCGCTATCTCCATCATTTTTGAGTGATAACCAAGGGCTAGCGGTAGCCTTATTATAGTTATCAGTTTCATTAAAATTAACTCTTGCCATACGGCGCCTCCTAAAAAATTATTTATACTAAGTCTTCAGCACTGAGCCGAGCGACATAATATCACAATACCATTATAACATACCTGCAAGCATATATGTACTAGATTTTAATAGAACCTATTGTTAGGTTTTTCTGGATCTTCTTTTTGATAATAATATATATTATCATTTATAATACCATTTATTGTATCTCTATCATATTGAGTTAGGTCAGCTATCTTAAATCGTACCTTAAGATTTTTATACTTATAGCTATTTAGCACCATATCAAACCTCCTATTGAATAATTTAGGAGTCAGCGCTTTTCTATTACATCTTATCTCCAAACATTGATTATTTCTTGTTAGCAAAAACATTAGCTTGTCATCAAACATTACTTTTATATATGTTCTATAATAATTACCTAAAAAGTTTATTCTGTTCCTATATTCAGGATAAGATTTTGCTTTATCTCTAAAGTAATTAAATATATCATTGGTAGTCAAACCATCAGATCTTAACTTATACGCCCTACCAGCTGATGGAAGCTTTTGCCTTGCATTTTTTCTTTTTGGTCTGTCAACAAATTCAAAATCATCTAAAAACGCACCATTAGTAAAAGATGTGTACTTATTAACATTCGGACCAGCTAACCACTTTACAATAGTTACTATTTCATTTGTTTTAGCGACTGAGCATAACAAATTATCTGATTTTCTTTTGTATATATCTCTTCTTTTTATAATCATTCTGAAGACCTTTGCTCCTTTATATATTCAAGTGTTTCAGCACACCATCTTTGAGCTTCTTCTGTATCATTTATCGTTCTTCCACCGCAATAGTGCATACCACTTATGTATTCAAGTTGCCTTATTTGATTTTGTAAAGATTGACTTAATCCTTCTAACATAAT